CTCCACCGCACAGCCGAGGCCCGTTGACTTGCTCAGCTTGTCGGCGGCCTGGTCCAGCAGTTCGCCCCGGTTCGCCATGATAAGCACCCGCTTACCGGCCCGCACCAACTCTTCTATAAGCTGGCAAAACACGATGGTCTTGCCGCAGCCGGTTGGAAGAACAAGCAAGGTCCTCCGCCGGCCTTCATCCCATTCCCGCAGAATGGCGATCTTCGCCTCCTGCTGGTAGGGTCTAACTGAAAATGTCACCATGCGTTCTTTCCTTCTATCAGGTCTCGGATCCGTTCGATCTCTCGTTGTAGTGCGCCGCGCTTTGCCCTGGGGTGGTCCAGTCCGTCCCGTGCTTCCTCCTGGATCTTCGCCAGCCACTTCCCCGAGTCAACCACCGTCGTGTAGTGGTTGACTCGGAAAGGGGCGTCCGGCAATTGGTTTGCCGTCACTGACTGGATCCAGACGAACGGCATCAGAACGGAATTTCTTCCGTTTCCTGGGCCGGGGCTTCAGACTGCTCAGGGGGATCAAGGAACTTCTTCACGTCGTTGTAGGTCTTGTCGTTGTGCGTTCGGTTGCCCAGTTCCAGAACGCCCGAGCGCCCCACCAACTGGTTCCACGCAAGCACAAGCGGATCGCCATGCTTGCGCAGGCCGACCGACACGAAGAACTGGCAAAGCATGCCCTCGCATTTTTTGTTGAGGTACAGGTTGTGCTTGTGGGCGACGGTGCCCAGTTCACCGCCTTCGATACCCAGGGTCAAGACGGCCTTCGGGCACGCGCACATTTTGGCCGAGCCCTCGAAGCGCCCGCGCTCGAACTTATCCACGGTGAAGTTGTATTTGCCGGGTGGCAGTGTGACGAATTCCCCGCCCTCGTTCGGCTGTTCGATCCGTTCCTCATCCCAGCCTATTGCTGTTCCCATTTCGTTGCTCATCGTTCGACGTTCTTTCTACGCTGCTGCTGCCGCGCTGTTGATCATTTCCAAAACCTTCGCCCAGTGCGGGTTGATATAGCCCTCGATGAAGGCGGGATCGATGTTGGCCAGGGGCGTGTTCTCAGGGTACTTGCCACGGGCCACGAGCACGGCGTTAAGCTGCTCATACGTCACCCCAGCCCCCGCGAGTAGCTGCTGAAGCGCCACGTGCTGAGGCTGAAGGACGGGGCCCGCAACCGGGGCAGGTTCAGGCGTCGGGGCGGCAATAGGGGCAGCGGCAGGGGTGGCCACCGCCATAGGTGCGTTTGGGACTACGGGCGCCGGGGCCGCTTTCGCCGACAAGCCCACGAAGCAGTGCTTGATCGGGGCAAAGCCGAGGTCCATCTCGCGGGGGAGTCCGTCCCGGTTCTTCGCGTCGAATGCCGCCGTATGCTCGGCGAACATCATGCGCCGCGTGCCGCCCTGGCCCTTCGCCGTCTTGGCCTTCTCATCGATAACCACGATGGTGCGGTAGTTGACGAAGAGGATCATGTCGGACCACGCTTTGAGCAGGGGCGCCACCTTCTTTTCCAAGTCCAACTGATACCGGTCGAACTGGCCCTCCTCCTCGGGAAGCTCGAACTTCTTCGTGGTCGAGTGCGCCAGGAAGACCACGTGCATCTTCCCTGTTTCGATCAGGTCCGCCTCAAGCTGGGTGAGCAGGTCCGACCACATACCCGCGAGCTCGTTGTAGCTCTTGCCGTAGTCGTTGTTGCCGCCCATGCCCGAGAAACCGTTCTGCGCGCATACCTGCTTCACTGCCAGCTTTTCCAACCAGTCCGCCGTGTCGATCACAAGGGTCTGATAGCCCATCTGGTCCCGAACGATGTCCCCCACCATTTGCTTGAAGTGCGCGAAACTCGTGGGCCTCGGGGTGCGTGCCACCTCCAAGCGCGAAGTGCCGCCTTCGACGTCAATGAACAGTGGCGCGGGGAATTGTGCCGCGAGGCTCGACTTGCCCACCCCCTCAGGGCCGTAGATCAGGCCCTTCACCGGCTTCAGTTGTTTTCCTTTGACGATCTGCATAGTGCTTGGTCTCCTACCATTCCATAGCGACGTTCGGCCGCGCGTCAATTCCAGTTACAACGTCCGAGTACGACTTGCCAGCGGGCAGGCCGTCTTCGATGATGATCGAGCATTCGTCTCCCGTGCTCACTCGGGTGGCGATAACCTGAAGGCCCTCCGTAGTCAGCCACGCCCCGAACTCGGCCAGGGTGTCGAGGTCCATCTGCTCCAGCTTGTCCATCAAGACGAAGGCGCATTCCGGCTTCAGCTTGCGCACGATGGCCACCGCCACCCGAAGCTGCTCGGAAGAACTCATGCAGTCCCACCGCTGGCCGTTGTAAACCAGTTCACCGTCCACCACAGACAGCCCAGGAAGGGGCAAGGGTGAGTCGTTCAGGAGGGCCATGCGGTCGGCGCGGAGTTTGGTGATCTCCATGTCCTTCGCTGCGTACTGGGCCTGGTACTGCTCGGCTTCGTCCTTCGCCGATTGCTTCTGTGCGTTGGCCGCGATCTGCGCGTTCAGGCTCTCGAAGTCCGCGATCTGCTGTTCGAGTTCCGCCGTGCTTTCGTCTTCCAAATCCTGCGCACTTTTGGAAGCGCTGTCGAAATCTGCCAAAACCTTCGACCACCCTTCCTGGGCCGAGGCCAGTTCTTGTTTGGCAGCTTCCACCCGGCGGGCCGAGGCGTCCAGCTTCAGCCGGTAGTGGTCCACCGATGCGCGCTTCAGTTGGTTCTCACCGTTCCGAGCAAGCACCGCCTGCTGCTTGTGGATCAGGTCCGAAATGCTCAGCGGTTCGGCCGGCACGTCGGGGAACTCGGGAAGCTCTTCTGCGTGCTTGGTCTTGGCATTGGCGGTCTGGCCGATGCTGTGCCGTTCCGCGTAGAGCCGGGCCTCGTCCATGTCTAGCTTGGCAAGCTCGTCACCAACGCCGAGGATCCGCAAAAGGATCTGGGCCTTGTCCCTGTTCGATGCGTCCATGAACTTTGGCAAATCCAAAGCGAACTCCGACACGAAGGCGTCAAGTAGTGCCTGTCCCGAGCGCTTGCCCATGGGGTCGATCACGGTGAGGGTCGAATTCTTCCCCTTGCGCTCCACCCGGATGCCGTTGCTGAGGGTGAGGCTGATCGACGGGTCCGACATCGCCCCGTTGCGTGCGGCTTTGCTGGGTGCCTTCTTCGCGCCACCCAGCACCCACGCGATGGCGTCCAGTACTGAAGTCTTGCCCTGCCCGTTCTTTCCACCTACGATGGTCAGGCCCAGGGGCGTGGGTTCCATGTGAAATGCTTTCACCGATTTCACGTTCTCGATCTGTACCGAGGCGATACGAAGCCCCGGTTGCGTTTCTTCAGGCATTGGTGTATCCTTTTCGTGTTAATGGTTTGTTGTTCCGCCGGTAGGGTTGCCCCCCTGCTGGCGGTTTCCGTTATAGGACGTTTACGTCCATTGATGCAGCGAGTTCGGCAAGGTTGTCGTAGATCGGAATGCCGCGTTCGCGGGCCTCCCGGCATTCACCCAACGTGCCCGAACTATGTTCCCAGTCACCGCAGAGCAGCATGCCATCACAGCGGCGCAGCATTTCCATGGTGGCCATGAGCCAGTAATCATCGGTCAGCGTTCCGTCCATGTAGCGCGTCATCGTGTGCGGGCACAGCGGCACGAGGCCCATGGCTGCGACTTGTAGCATTGCGGCCTCAGCTGTGCGGATGTTCTGCTCGACTCCCCACTGGGTCGCGGCGCGGTAGGGTCCGGCGATGTAAATCACTCTCATACCGCCACACTCGCCGGGGGCCGCTTCGTCCATTCACGGAAAGCCGAGTCCACATTGCGCCATGCAGCCCGACGCGCCACGAGGTCATCGACAGCGGCTTGCATCGCCCGGTTCAGGAACATGCCCCGGCGCTCTGCGTGACGCACGCTGTCGGCGCAATAGGCCATGATCGAGCCCCAAGCGGCGGCCTCGGTCTCGTAGTGGTCCGGCAGGATCTTGCCCTTGTGGTCCAGGGCCTTCGACGGGTGGGTCGTGACCGGCTTGGTGTCACCGTAAGCGCCACGGTAGTAATTTCGTGCTGGCATCGTTCGCTGTTCCTTTCTGGTTGTGGTTTTAGTGCCCGGTGGGTGTAGTCTCCCCACCGGGCGAGGTGTCGGGTGTTGCAGTACTACATCGTCGAGATCTCCGGGCACAGGCCGAAGCTGGACGGCCTCCAGCGGGCTTTGTGTCGCGCGTTGGCAGCACGCGACTGGTACTCTGCATTCAATCCGCAGCGAATAAGCGAACGCTGCTATCACCTCGGCAACAGGCCGGTGTGGTCAAATAACGCGCGCGGCGTGTGGTGGCTGACCAACGCGGAACACCGCGCGCGCCGCCAGCGACAGGCCAGCGGGATAGGGGGCGATTCAAATTTGCAGCCGGTGATGCGCCCACCGGCAAGCGATACCACGCTACGCCCGGTCTTCAGCGCCTGGCCATCACACCACGGGTTGTCCACGGTGCGCTCTCGCAGGAAAGTGGTGCCCGGCGGCCGTTCCCATGACCACTCGATATCACTGGGTGGGGTGGCGGCCTGTCCGGGCATAAGAACGATTCAATTGGTAGGTGCGGCGGGGGCCATCGGGGAAGGCAGCGCCCCGCCGCAGACCGGGCCGGGGAGAGAGTCCGGCGCCGGGGTAGGGGCTAATCGGGTGGCGCGAGCAGGGAAAAGTAAGTCTGCTTTGGCGCAATAAGGTCAGGGCATTCTTGATACAATCGATTCAGCGGCGGTGTGTGATCCACGGAAGGGGTTACAAGTCTCCCATTCACGCGGCGACCATTGAGAGAGGGAGCAAAAAGAAGAATGAAGTGCGTCTCCACGTTGTCGAGATTCTCCAATGCCACAGGGAGAACGTAAGCACTATCAAATTGTTTTCCGCTTTGAATGTGCTGGGAGATTCTTCCGCAAGGATTTGAACTTTGCCCCACATAAACAACCCTGTCGGCAACGCATAAAAAATATACGCCCGGCGAATAGAACTCGGGAGACACAAGCGCCACGCCTTGAAGTTTTTTGATGTCCGCAACATCTTTAGGCAGTGAGTCTGATGAGCAGTATTCTGTTGTGCTTGCGACATTATTCCCGCCAGCACAATCGACAGCGGCCAGCGTGAGAATTTCTTCAATCTTGTTGCGCTCATACCTAACATTTTTTCCTATTTTCAAAAATGGTATAAACGGAATGCCATTCCTGTATCTTTGTCCTGCACACCTATTGACTCGCAAAGTTGCTGGGCTTATACCCAATATTTTAGCCGCTTCCTTTTCTGACAAAAGGTCGTTCATGCCTCAACCCCGAAAAACTCATCGGCGGGCGTGTCCATCTTCAGCGCGTCACGGGTCGCCTCTGCCGGGTCCGCGAACGGGCCACACTGGAGCGTCTTCTCGTTCCGGTAGTACCAGCCGCCGTCCTTGTGG